TCTCGCGCGCGTCATACGTCATCGCGCACTCCCCTGGCCATCGCCTCGGACTCGACGACGTCGGGCCCGGTCCACAGGAGCTCGACGGCGTCGGCCTCGAGGCGCGCCGGCGCCATGAAGCTCACCGCCAGGATCTCGGCCGCGGCCAGCGTGGCCCCGAGCGCGCTGCTGATCGTGAGGCGCTCGACGCTGGCGCTGATCTCGGTGCTCGCGGTGATGCGCCGGTAGTAGACGGTGCCGGCGACCGTCTCGATGCGGATGTCGCGCCTGCCGATGGCCTGGGCCACGTTGTCGGTGTAGCCGCAGTGCTCGACGTCGATGGTGGTGGCCGCCGAGTTGATCGTGGCCACGACCTTCAGGTCGAGCGCCCAGGTCGGCAGCCAGAAGGCCTTCAGGCGCCCCTGCCTGGCGTAGAGCCAGCCGCGGAAGGCCTCGATCTCGGCGCGCCCGTAGAGCAGCCACCGATGCGACTGCAGCAGGTGCGGCCCGCCGGCCTGGTCGTCGATGAAGAAGCGGCCGGTGCCGCCGTCCACGCGGCTCAGGGCGCGCCGGTATTCCTGATCGACGTCGTCGGACCACTGCGGCACCAGCGTCAGCACCGGCACGCTGCGGTGCGTGGTGGCCTCGGTGGCCGCCGTCCAGTCGTTGGGGCCGACCACCTCCCACCGCACGCGGCCGTAGCTCGTGTCGCCGGTGAAGCGGCGCAGCGGTTGCTGGTCGGGCAGCACGGCCGGCAGGATGGGCACCACCATCGCGCCGGCTGGCCAGCCCGCCACCAGGCCGTCGGCCAGAGTGAGCTCGGTGTCGGTCTTGGCCTCGATGGTGCCGACCTCGTAGGAGAGGGCGTCGACGACGATGGCCACCTCGCCTCCCACGCGGAAGTCGCGGTCGGTCGTGTCGATGGCGATCGCGGTGGCCGCGGCCGAGACGGCGCTGGCGAGCGGCTGGGCGTCAGGCCAGAAGGGCACGCGCCACTCGGCCGGCTGCTGGCCGTGCAGCGCGTTCTCGATGGCGCGGCGCGCGGCGCCGGAGAGCACGAAGTCGAACTCGAGGAAGCGGCGCGGCGCCTGGCGCAGGCCGCGGCGCTGCTCGCTGCCGTCGAAGTGCGGGAGCACGTCGGTCAGCCACTCGAGGCGCTCGAGCGTCGGGCTCGTCGGTGGGGCCATCCAGTCGGGCACGCTGTCACCCCGCCAGGCGCTGGCGCACCGTGCCCGCGTTGCGCTCGATCACGTTGAGGATGACCCGCTCGCCGGCGGCCGAGCTCATCGCGTCCTGAATGACGCCGGGGTCTACGGCGTTGACGATGCGCACGCCCTGGCGCTGGCCAGCCCCGGCGGCGACCTCCTGCCGCGACTGCACGCGCTCGCCGGTCTGCAGGATGGCCGGCACCTCGTCGGGCTTCAGGCCAACCATGCCGCCGCCGTGGAAGCGCGGCGCGCCGGCGAAGGCCCAGGCGGGCACCTTGCGCTGCGGCCCGGCGCCGCGGCGCACCATGCCGCCGGAGTGAAAGACGCTGGCGCTGGTGTCGGCCGATCCCGCCGCCATCGTGGCCGCGGTGGCCCTGCCCAGGCCCGGATAGATGGCGTCGAGCAGCTGCAGAACGAGGAAGGTGGCCAGCGCGCGCGCGGCGATCTGCGCCATGCTCTGCGCGAAGCTCACGACGAAGTCGCGCAGCGCCTCCTTGCCTGTCTTGGCGCCGCTGGCGATGTCGGTGAAGAAGTTGGTGAGCGCGTCGACGCCGGCGTTCACGGTGACGCGCTCGAAGTTGGCAGACATCTGGTCCAGGGCCGCTCGCAGCTCGCCCTTGATCACTTCGATGACCGGCCGGGCCTTGTCGCCGATGCCGGCGATTGCCTCGCCGATCCTGTTGACCCCGGCAATGATCTCTGGGTCGTTGGTGCGAGTGCGCAGGTCCTGCAGGTCGGCATTGACGCCCTGCAGCCGGCTCGCGGCATTGGCTGCAGCGTCACGGCGCAGGCCCTCGGCGCTGGCTGGGTTGATGGCCCCGGACTGCACGCCGCGGTCGATCTCCGCGTTGCGCGCGCGCAGGTCCTCCGAGACTTTGTCGAAGTCGCGGCGCAGCTCTTCAAAGCGCGCCTTGGCCACACCCGTGTCGATCAGCCCGCGGATGAGCCGCACACCGGCCTCGTTGCCGTCGCGCTCGAGGCGCTTCAGCAGGTCGCGGAACTGGGCTTCGAGCCGGATGCGCGCCGCCTCGGCCGTGCGGCCCTTGCTGTCGAGCTCCTGCGCCCTCGCCTCGTCGAGCGTGCGCTGCAGGTCGCGCGCGGCCGCCTCGCCATCGCGCACGGTGCGCAGCCGCACGTCGTTGCGGGCACGCTGCAGCTTCTCCTCTTCGGCCAGCAGCCGGGCCCGGGCCGCCGGGTCGAGCTCCTGCGACTGCAGCCGCTTGCGCACGAGCTCGAGGTCTTGGTCGATGGCGGCCAGTTCCAACACCTGGCGCGCCGCGTAGAAGTCGGCGGTCGCGACCTCGGCCCTGTCGAAGTAGACCTGCAGCGCGTCGAGCGAGCGGGTGAGCGAGTCCCGCTGCAGGCCGACGTCGACCTCGAGCAGCTGCTCCTGCAGCGCCTGGGTCGCGCGCGCCTCGTCGCGGATGGCGTCGCGGCGCACGTCGGCCTTGCGCCGCTCGAGCACGCGGATCTGGGCGGCGATGCGAGCGACGTCGCCCTGCTCCTGGGTGGTGGCGAGCTCGGCGCGCTGCGCGGCGAGGTCAGCCTCGACGGCGGCCAGCTGCAGGTCGCGCCGCTTGGCGAAGAAGTCGGCGGCCGAGACCAGCCCGCGGTCGTAGAGGCGCTGCACCTCCTCGATTCCGCGCTCGGTGGAGTCACGCACGATGGCCGCGTTGGCCTGGGCGAACTGCTGCGGCGTCTTTGCCGCCTCGCGCGCGAGCGCCGCCAGCTGCTTGTCGCGGTCGGCGGCGATGCGATCGGCGGCGGCCTGATCTGCGGCGATCTGCGCGTCGGCCAGCCCCTGGGCGCTGCGGTTCACGACGGCCGTGCGCTCGCGCGTGATCCGGTCGGCGCTGCTCTCGAACTGGCGGGCCTCGTCGGCCAGCTGCTGCTGCACGGCGACAGCGCGCTGCTGGGCCGCCGACTGGGTGGCCTTGCGTTGCGCCTGGGCCTCGGCCTCGGTGAGCTCCTGCAGCTGCCGAATGATCTGATCGATGCGCGCCCGGTTGCGCTCGCGCCCCTGCTCGGAGCGGTCGACCAGGCTCTGCGGGTTGTCGAGGCGCGCCTGGCGCTGCTGCCGCTCGGCGAAGAGGCGATTGAAGTCGGCCCGCGGCCCGGCCTCGCGCCCGATGTTGAGCACCGCATCGCCGGCGCTGCGGGCGCCCTCCTTGATCGCGCGCCAGGCCCTTTCGACGAGCCCCAGGTTCTCGCGGATCTTCGGCGTGCGCTCGTCGACCGCCGCGGCGTAGGCCTTCATGGCCAGCGTCGAGGCCTCCTGCGTGCGCCCCTGCTCCTGCAGGGTGCGGATCTGCGCGGCAAGGGTGCCGGTCAGGAAGCCATAGCGTCGGTTGAGCTCGTCCACGCCCTTGACCGGGTCGTCGGCGATCTTGCTGAACTCGGCGACGGTCGTGGCGACGTCGCGCCCGGCGCTGTTGCGCAGCTGCTCGGCCGCCCGGGCGACGATGCCGATCTGCTCGCCGGCGAACTTGCCCGCCTGGGCCACCGAGGCGAGGGTCTCGGCCGCCGACGCGCGGGTACTGCCCGATAGGTTGCCCAGCGAGGCCGCGAGGTCGTTCAGGTCGCCGGCGGTGACGCCGATAACCCCCCCGGTCTCGGCGACGATGCGGCGGAAGCGCGCAGCCTCGTCGCCGCCCTTGATGTAGCCGATGGCCACTACCGCCAGCGCGCCGCCCAGCAGGGTAACCGGATTGATGAGCGCCGCCACCGCCCCGCCGACGGCCTTGGCCGCCGGCACGATGCCGCCGAAGAGATCCTTCAGCTGCCCGCCTTGCTGCAGCAGCACCAGCAGCGGCGACTGCCCAGTGGCCAGGCCGACGCCGATGTCGGTGAGCTGCGGCGCCAGCTGCCGCTGCTGCTGGGTCGCCTGGCGCGCGACGCTGTCGGCCTGGCGCTTCTGCTCGGCGGTCGCCCGCACGGCCGCCCGGCGGGAGTTGCGCTCCTGCTCGTCGACCAGGCGCTGCTGGGCACGTGCGGCCCGCTGGGCCTCGCGCTCCTGCGCGCGCGTGGCGCGCTCCTGGGCGGCCGCGGCGCGCTGGGCGGCCCGCTCCTGGGCCCTGCCCAGTTTCTCGGCCTCGGTGGCCGCGGCGCGAGACTTCGCGGCCGTCTTGTCGATCTGTTCGTTGACCGGCGAGAAGGTGCGCTCGGTGCCCGTGCCAGCGCCGGCGAGCTGGCGCTTCAGGTCGGCGAGGGCCGCCTTTACCTCACCGAGCTCGGCGGCGATCCTGAAGGTTAGGTCGGCCATGGTTCAGTCGCCCCGGCGTAGGCCGGTGATGTATTTCTTCCAGGCCTTGCCGTCGGCCTGCGCCATGCGCATCGCGATCGCCTCGCCGACCATGAGGTTGCGCCGCTGCCGTTCGATCGCGCTCATGAAGGCCTCGACCTGCTTGAGGGTGTAGCCATCGATGTCGCGCCGCCGATGGCCGGCCGCGATCAGCTGCTGGAAGGTGTCGGCCCAGCCCCAGGCGTCGCCGTCGTCGTCGCTGCCTTTGCCTCCTGCCACATTGCGAGCAGCATTGGCAGAAGGCGGCGGGCGAAAAAATCGGCGTTCACCTTGATCGCCGGCAGCGCCAGCGCCAGGAAGTCGGCCGAGTTCAGGCCGCCCACGACCAGGCGCTGCGCGGCGATGTCGGCCTTGTCCTTGGCGATCGCCACGGCCAGGGCCTCGACCATCTGCTCGCCGTCCTTGTCGACGAGCTCGAGCAGCGTGTCGGCCGCGTATTGCGGGTCGGCCTTCTCGTCGAGCGCCATGAGCTCGGCGATCGTCGGCATGATGGGCCGCAGTGCCCGCGCGAAGGCGGGCAGGCGATCCATCGTGACCGGCCGCAGCGCGAAGGCCTTGCCGCCGACGGTGAGCTCGACCGGCGCCGGCTCGATGGCGTCGAACTCGTCGGCCATCTAGCTCAGGCCTCGATGTCGGCGGTGAAGTACTGCGAGATCCCCGCGCCGGTCTTGGTCGTGTCGAGCAGCACCTCGCCGGTCACCTCGAGGCCGGCGTAGTCCTCGCCGATGAGCGGCAGGTTGGCCAGCGCGCCGGGCTTGAAGCGGAAGGCGCGCACGTTGACGCGCTTGCCGCTGCGGGCCTCGTTGATGCCCTCGAAGAGCATCTCGTACTCCTGGCCCGACTGGGTCAGCGCCTGCACGACATACGAGGAGGCCTTCGTGTAGCTGACTTCCCAGGGCACGCCGCCAGCCATGACCGCACCGGCCAGCACGTAGACGCCGGAGCCGCGCACGACGTAGTCGGTGTCGGCCGCCGGCGCCAGCTTGCCGGCACAGGTGATGACCGCCGTGCCGTCGGCGACCGTCGCGCCGATGGTGGTGGGGAACGTCGGCGGCGCCGAGTCGGTGGTGCCGGCCGTGGTGACCTTGTAGAAGAAGGTGTTTGGCGTCGCGGGCTTGATGTAGTCGCCGAGCGCGTAGGCCGTCGAGTTGGCGCGCGTGGCCGCGTCCGGCGCACCGACGACGGTGGGGGCCGGCGAGCTCGCGGGCATGTACGCGAAGGGCAGCATCGCGTCGGCGTAGGCGGTGTGCGCCTCGTCGGTGACGGTGCCGGCGTTCAGTGCGCCGGCCGCGCCGTAGAGAGCCCGCGCCAGGTTGCTCGGGCTCAGGTCGTGCATCGTGATCGAGCCGTTCACCGAGTCGATGCGCTTGACGCTGTTGCGGGTGCCGCCGCCCCCGGTCATGAAGTTCTTGAGCTTCTTCTCCTCCTCGGTCACGGCGAAGCCGACGGCCGAAGCGTTCCCGATCTCGACAAAGCCGGCGCTGCCGCCGATCAAGCGCAGGTAGGTGCGACCGACACCGATGTAGCTGTAGTCGTCAGCGGCCATTTAGGGCTCCGTTCAGGGTTGACCTTTGAAGGTTGCCGCGCACCGCCAGGCCAGCGGGAGCATGCAGCTGCCGGCACTGTAGGAGGGGCCCGGGGTCTCATGCAGCCGGAAATACTTGCCGCCGCCGGCGTGGAAGCCCAGCAGCGCCTCGAGCACCTTGACCGACAGGGCGGCCGCCTCGTTGCGCGCCTCGGTCTCGTCGCCGTTACCCTTGGCGCTCTTCGTCGTGATGACGGTGAACCACTCGAGGTAGACCTGCTGAATGGGCACGTGCTGGCCGGCGCCGGCACTGTCGCCCAGCGAGAAGCCGTCGTAGACCACCGCCACCGATGGCGCCCGCTGCCGAAAGGTCTTGGCCTCGCGGTCCTGCTCGGTGAAAACCTGCACGCCGTCGCCGAGCTTGGCGCGCAGGCGCTCGACCACCGCGTCTTCAATCGCTGGGAACATGGGTCACCCCCCGGCCTTGCTGGCCGCGTTGTCGAGATAGGCGCGGATCGCGCCCGAAGCGGCCGCCGACCACTCGGCCGGCAGCGCCGGCGGCGCGCCGAAGCGACGCAGCGGCATGAACGGCCGGGCCGGCACCACCACCTTCTTCGCGAAGATGACCGTGCCGGCCGGGCCCTTGAAGACGAGCCGCTTGGCCTTCACCGGCACGATGGTCCCGCCGAACTGCTGCAGGGCGGCCTGGCGCAGGTTCGTGCCCACGCTGACGCCCTCGTCGGTGGCCGTGAAGCTCACCGAGCGCTGCAAGCGGCCGGTGTCGCGCAGGGGCTGGCCCTTGCGGATCTTCAACGGCAGCCAGGGCGTGCCCCAGGGGTCGACGCCGAGGCGGAACAGCACCCGGATGCGGTTGACCAGCAGGCGGCCGAGCGTGGCATAGAGCGGCCGCGGGTTGGCCAGTGCCTTCTCGAGCGCCCGGATCTTGGCCTGGCCGAGGCTGTCGTCGAGGTTGACGGTGATGCCGGTGGCCATGGCTCGCCTCAGTAGCAGGCCAGGGTCGTCGATGTGAAGACCCGGGTGTTCGAATAGCCGTCGGCGTTGAACTTCTCGGCGGTTGCCGGCGCGGCGCCGTCGGTGCCAGGCAAGGCCATCTTGCCGGTCGACACGTCGCGCAGCTGGGAGATCGCGTCCTCGTAGCGCCGGCGCACCTCGTCGGGCGCCGCCTCATCCCACAGGCGGTAGCGGGTGATGTCGCCCACCCAGCCGAGCACGATGCCCGGCACGCTGGTCAGCGGCAGGGTGTATCGCGCCCCGATGTAGCCGTCGACGATGCCCGCCGCGGCGTTCTCGGCCCGGGCGTAGTCGTTGCCGTCGGCGATCAAGTCCTGGGTCTCGCGCACGCCAAACTGCTGTTCGAAGGCTGCCTGGCTCAGGTAGCGCGGGGTTGCATCGGACAGCAGCGGCCGCTCGATGACCGGCAGCAGCGCGTCGACCGAGTGGCCCTCGGCCACGGTGCACTCGATCTTGTAGACCACGCCGTCGAGGCCGCCCTGCAGCTGCTGCCGCACCTTGGCGCCGGTGATCTCCGGCGAGCCCAGCAGCTCGAGATCTGGCCCGGCGTCGGTGCCGCTGGCCACGGCGATCGTGATGTCGGGCGAGGTGACCGCGGCGGCAAAGGCCGAGAAGTCGAACTCGACGACCGGCTTGTCGCCGGGCTGCTTGTCTGCGAAGCGAGTGGTCATAGTGCAGTTCTCCGTTTCGTTGTGCCCGCGCGCGCCACGCGTGCCTGCTCTGCCTGCGCCACGTAGCGCCCGCGCTCGGCCCTGACGCGGTAGCGCGGCTGCCCCAGCGGCCCGCCGCCGCTGTCGACGATGGCCGTGATGGTGTCGAGCGCCGAGACCAGCTCCTCGATGCTCACGCTGTAGCTGCTGCCGCCGGGCGCGGCCACGGCGTCAGCGGCCACGGCCTCTTCGGTGATGAGTGCAATGGTCTGCAGGGCGGCCGACACGACGTCGCCGGCGGCACCCGCCTCGAGCACCGCCGCCACCAGCTGCGCGGCAGCGGAGACTGCGTCGAGCGCCGAGGCGCTCTCGGCCATCGCCGCGGCCAGGCTCGAGGCCGCGGCCAGGGTGTCAGCAGCTGATGCCGCCTCCTCGATCGACGCCGAGAGGATCGGGCCGGTGCTCACGCTGTCGGATGCGCTCGCCTCCTCCTCGACCGTCGCGCCGAGGTCGACCTGGGCGGCGGCCTGGTCGGTGGCGCTGCCGGCCTCCTGCACCGCCGCCGCGAGCTCAGCAGCGGCAGCCACCGAGTCGGCAGCGCTTGCCGCTTCTTCGGCGGCGGCCTGCAGGTCGGAAGACGCCGAGGTGGCGTCGGCCGCGTCGGCATCCTCGGCCAGGGCCACAGGCGCGGCCACCGCCCCGGCCACCGCGTCGGCGCCGCTGGCCTCCTCGGTGATGGTCGCCGGCGCGGTGATGGCCGCCGCGGCAGCATCGGCCGCGCTGGCCGGCTCGGCGATCGCCGCCGGGAGCGTGAGGGCGCCCGCCTGGGCGTCGGTGGCGGTGGCCGTCTCATCGATCGCCGCCGGCAGGTTCAGCGCCGCGGCCTGGCTGTCGGTGGCGCTGGCGGCCTCTTCGACGTCGGCCGAGGCCGTGGCGCCGCCGCTGGTCGTGTCGGTGGCGCTGGCCGCCTCGCTCACGGCAGCAGCGGCGGCCAGGCCTGCAGCTGCGGCATCGGCGGCGCTCGCGGGCTCAGCCAGCGCCGCCACGAGCTCGAGGAGCGCCGCCACCGCGTCGGCAGTGCCGCCCGAGGCTTCAGTGATGGCCGCTGCGGCCGCAAGCGCTGCGACGACCGCGTCGCCGGCGGTGAGCGGCTCCTCGACGCTGGCATCGATCGAGCGCACGCCGGCGATGCTGTCTGCTGCGCTGGCCGCCTCGTCGACGTCGGCGCCGATCACGTTGGCGCCGGTCACCGCGTCAGCAGCGCTCGCGGCCTCGGCGACCGCCGCGCCGCCGACCCTGGTGGCGCTGGCCGAGTCGGTGGCCGTGGCGGCCTCGGCGATGGCCCCGGCGCGCACCAGCACCACCGAGACGGCGTCGGCTGCGCTTCCAGCCTCGCTTACGCTGACGTCGTACGAGCTCCCGCTCGCCAGGTTGTCGACGACGATGTCATCGACCCACTGCGCGCTCGAAGCGGTGTTGTGATAGACGCCCACCCCTGGCCGCCCGCTGGTCTTGCGGCTGCCTGACGAGTCGGCGAAAGGGGTCTGGTCCGCCCCGGCGATGGTGGCCGTGATCGTGACCGTGGCGCCGGTGCCGGTTGCCTTGAGCGCCGCGGCCTGGTCGACGCCGTTCGTTGTCGCAACCGAAATCGACTGGACCAGCGTGTAGGAGCCGCCGTCGATGCGGTACAGCTCCCACACCGAGGCAGACCCGCGGATGCACTGATAGCAGTTATTCGCGCTCGCCCGCACCAGCAGCATGCCGGCGTCGTAGCCGACCTGCACCCCAAGGTTTGCGCTGATCTTCTGGTCGCCGGTCGGGCACCCGGTGAAGTCCACGAAGCAGTGCGCGTCGTCGCCACTGAGGGATGACTCGATCCGGTCGCGCGCCGCGATGACCGACAGGCTGCTGCCGTTGCGAACGCTCGCCCAGGTCGTGGCCACGCTGCCCCCCGCGTAGGAAGGCAGAGCGATATCAGACCCGACAGTCAGTGCGTCGGTCAGGAGGACCGTCACGCCACCGGCCCCCCGAGCGCGGCCTCGAGACCCTCCACCGTGGTGACAGTGCCGTCATCCATCGCGGCCAGCAGCTTGCGCAAGGCCACGGGAAGCAAGTCGCCGTTGACGATGCCCGGCGAGCCGCCGGTGACCGAGAGCGCCCGGTTGCGCGCCGCGGCGGGTAGCTGCCCCCACGTCAGCGTGCGCCAGTTGGCCGGAAGCTCGCGCGCCCACACGTTCGGCAGCGCGTTGAGCGCGGTGATCTGCGCGCTCGTGAGGTTGGCCGTGATCCCGATGGCCCGAGCGCGCCCGCTCGCCGCGCTCGTGGTGCTCCACGCGATGCGCGGCCGCGGCTCAGGAAGGTCGAGCCACAGCTGATAGACGCGCGGGGCGCTGGCGCGAAGGCCAGGCCCGTGCGGAACGAGCCCGCAGGCCCATAGGCACAGGGCCATGGCCTGGGCCCTTACAGGCTCGCCGAGTAGGTCACATTCAGCGTGTCGCCGTTGTCCACCCCTCGGTCGCCACCAGTGAACAGGCCCGCCGAGTAGAGCGCGCCGTTCGTGTTGCCTACCGTGGTGGTCGGCGCGGTGCCGGCGGCCGATCTGCACAGCAGAAATGCTCCCTTGATCGTGTCGGCGGCGATGATCGACAGCGCCACGGCCGAGGAGGTGGCCAGCGCGCCGGCCGAGGCCGTGCCGAAGCTCGGTGTGCCGCGCGTGGCGAGCGTGCTGCTCGGTGCCTCGTTCCAGCCGTTCGTCGGGCTGCCGCCGCCGGCCGCCGTGACGCCGGCGGCCGTGTTCGTGGCCGAGATCGCGCTGTAGCCGGTGTTTTCGATCAGGCCGAGCACCTGGCTCGCGGTGTAGCTGCTGCCCTTCAGGAAGTGCGTCAGCGCCGCATTCTTGCCCTCGGTGACGACCGTGTTCATGAACCGGTCGCGCCACTTCTCCTCGAGCGGGATGGCCTCGAGGTCGCGGCGCAGCTGCTCGGAGCGCGCCACCAGCAGGCGGGTGCGCACCGGGCTCGCGTCGAACTGCGTGAGCTTGTCGCGGATCTCGATGTACTCACGCAGCAGGTGCGGCTTCGGCGCCAGGCACAGCGCGCCGTAGATGCCGCTGGCGTGGGCGGCCTCGCTCAGGAGCGCGCTGCGCGCGATGGATGCGCCGGTGGCGGCCGCGGCGTTGGCCTTCTCGCTGTGCATCACGACTGCTGCTCCTCGTTGCCCTGGGCGGGAAGTGCCTCAAGCATGTCGACGTCGAACCAGCGAGAGACCTTCTCGCCGCCCTCTTCCCACTCGACCCGAGCCTCGAGCTCGTCGGTCTTCGGGTTGATCCGGCGCTCCTTCACCTCGCCGGCGATCACCGGCTGCTTGACGCGGACCTGGGTGCCTGCCTTCATTCGCTTCCCCTTCGTGGGTTGCCTCAAGAAACAAGGGGCGCCCGTCGCGCCCCTTGCGGTACTGCGCGCGCCGGGCGCGGCTGCGGTATCAAGCCTTGGTGATCGGGAGGATCGCCGCCGGGCGGGCCCACACGAACTTCGGATGGGTCTGCACCGACACCGCCCAGCCCTTGGTGCCCTGGCCGGTCTGGTCGACGATCGGGGCGCTGCCCATGTAGTAGGGCTCGCCCATGGCGCCGGAGCCGACCGACTCGACCGTGTCGTTCGGCGCGTAGCCGACGTAGGCCAGGTCGACGCCGCCCACCGGGAAGGCGCGCGCCTCGGCGGTCTGGATCTTGATCTCCGAGTCGCCGCGATACCACTCCCAGGTGACACCGCCGAAGCTCATGCGCATCGGCACGGCGCCGGCGAGCTCGGCAGCGCGGGCCGTGGCGAGGTAGGTCTCGCGCAGCGACTTCGCCTCGATCAGGTCGCCCCAGTACTCGTCACCGCAGAGCACGTGGATGCTCGAGTAGGTGACGCCGTCCAGCGCCGCGTTGATGGGCAGGATGAGCTTGTTGAAGATCTCCTGGCGCAGCTTCGTGCCGTCGGTCTGCACCGCGATCACCGTCGGCGAGGCGGCCGCGCCGAACTCGGTGGTCGCCGGGCTCAGCAGCGCCTGCATGCGCAGGTATTCGAAGGTGCGGTCGACAGTGCGGCGCAGCTTGGCCACCAGGCGGGCGCGGCGGTTCTCGATGACCTCCTTGGCGCCCGAGGTGCCGGCGCCGCGCGCGTTGAGCACCTCGTCGGCCATCACCGCGCCGTCGTCGCCGTAGGTCTCGGTCGTGAAGGTCTTGACCGTGCGCTTGTCGAGCTTGGAGACCGTGCGCGGAGCACCGCGGGCGATCTTCGTCATGATCTTCCCGTTGTCCTTCGTCTGCACCTCGATCGCGAGCTGGGTGCCGGTCAGGGGCACCGGGTCGAAGAGGTTCAGCGCGCCCAGCTGTCCCGGGATGTAGGGCGCCTGCGCGAGCACTCGCATGAGCTCGGTGCGCGTGAAGAAGTCGGTGTAGACGTCCATGGTGGTTCTCGGCTCTCCGAAGGTGATGGAGTTGGGCTGCGGGGCGCCGGTCAGGCGTTCTCGATGACCTTGATGAGCCGGCCGGCAGCCATGAGCTGCAGCTTGCCGGCGGCGATCTCGGCAGCGTCAGCGCTGCCCCAGTCGAGCATGTCGGCCTTGACCTCGGCCAGGCGCGCGATCGCGGTGGCGATCTGCGTCGTGGTGGAGATCGGGGCGTCGTAGCCGAGGATGGCCGCGGCGACCTCGGTGCCGTCTGCCGCGTCGGGGTTGAAGCCGACCCAGTGACCGCTGCCGGCGCCGACGACGATGTCGAAGCCGTCCCCCGCGACGAAGTCGGTCGCATCGGTGACGGTGAAGGTCAGCCCGCCGCCGGAGAAGGCGACCGCCACCGTGCCGCGGCCGATCAGGATGCCGTCGGGATCCTCGACGATGAAGGTGCCCGCGTTGCTCGCCGGCTCGACGATCACCACCTTGTAGGTGCCGACCTTGACACCGGCCGCCAGAGCCACCGAGGCGATGGTGCCGCTGCTTCCGGTGTTGCCAGAGAAGGGGGTGATGACGGCGCCGGCGCCGGCGATCGTCGTGCTCGCCACCGTCTGCGACACGCTCACCGTGTAGGTGCCGGTGCCGCCGGTGCCGGTGCCGAAGGCCGTGATCTTCGTGCCCGCAGTGACGCCGGAGCCGCTCAGGGTCTGGCCGACCGCCAGCGCGCCGGAGCCCACCGCGGTCACCGTCATCACAGTGCCCGCGATCGAGGCCGTGACGCTGGCGGCGCTGCCGGCGACCGTGCGCTTGCCGAGCACCGTGCCCGGGACCAGCGCGGCCGCCAGCGGCGCCAGGGTGATCTGGTCGCGCGAGAGCATACCGAGCTCGCGCAGCAGGAACTCGAGCGGGCGAACGGGTTCGGTGTAGCTGGACATGGGTCAGGTGCTCCTGAGGTGATCCCGGGGGTGTGGTGGTTACTTCTGCGCCGGCGCGCCGCCGCCGAAGACTTGATTGCGCAGGTCGGCCTGCACCTCGGCGAGCGGCGGGCGCGAGTCGGTGCCCTGGCCGTTGTCGCCCGAGTGCTCGGAGTAGTCGACGAGCTTCGGGCCGGCCTCGATCTGCAGGAGGTAGGCCTCGCGCTGGGTGACCTTCTTGGCCTTGTCGCCCTCGCCGAAGTCGATGGTGGCCTCGCCCTCGGCCAGGCTCATCGCGAACTCGACCATCTGCTTCTTGGCCGCGGGCAGCGCCTTGCCGGCCTTGATGAAGGCGTCGACGCGGGCTTCGACGGCGGCGCGCGCGGTCTTCTTCTCGGCGTCGGCCACCTTGGCCTCGCGGGCAGCCAGCGCGGTCTCGCGCTCGGCGAAGTCGGCGGGCATCTGCGTCTTCTGCAGCGCGGCGATCTGCGCCTGGGCGGCGGTCAGCTGGGTCTGCAGTTCTTGCACGGTTGCCATGTCTTGCTCCGAGAAGGCCGGCATGCCGCCAGCGGTTGCGGTGGATTCGACGCGCGCCTCTTCGGCCGCGCGCTCGATGTCGCTGATGAGGTAGTTCGGGATGGCCTTGTCGGCCTCCTCGAGGTTGAACTTGGAGATCACCCACTCGCGCAGGCCGCGCAGGCCGCTCGCCATCGAGCCCCAGGCCCAGCGGGCCGAGTCGGCGAACTCGACGACGCCGTCGCTCGAGGAGAACTCGACTGCCTTGAGGCCCTTGACCGCCGGAGCTGCGGCGCCCAGGAAGCCGACGTGGCGCAGGTAGTAGGCGTCGTGCCCAGCCTGGCCGGCCAGCGGGTGGGCAGCGCTGCCGGGCATGTACCAAGACGCCGAACGGGTGCGGAAGCGGCCGGCCTTGACCATTTCAGCGAAGGACTCCTCGACCTGCTCGGGGTCGACCTCGTTCTCGCCGGTGCCGTCGTTGAAGTGGAGCGCCTTGACCCAGCCGTAGGCCGGGCCGTTCAGCGTCGGGTGCCCGACCACGATGGGCGCGGGGCTCACCGCCGGGTCATAGACCTCGGCGGCGCGGCGCAGGTCATCCTCGGAGAAGTCGAGGGTGGTGCCGCTGCTGGCCGTGTGCTTGCCCTTGCGGAAGATCGAGAACCGCTTCATGAGGTCGGCACTGTGCCGAGACCCCCTTCAGGCGGAAACCGGAAATTCTTGCCGCGGGCCAGAATGCGCGGCCACGTTGGCCACCGGGAGACCGCCAAAATGACGCGCCGCCGCCTCGCTTCAGCCCTGCTTCTTGCCTCGCTCGCGGCGCTGCTGGCCGCCGGTTGCGGCACCGCGTTTCGCAGCGCGGCCGACGAATTCGAGCGCACCCAGCCGGCCAGCGCATGGGGCCGGCAGCCACCGCCCGGGCACGTGGAAGCCGAGAAGGCCTACGTGCTGCGCGCGCTGAAGGATCCCGAGTCGGCCCGCTTCGAGCACGCCGGCGTGGCGCGCTTCCTGGCGCCGGTGTCGGTGCAGGATCCGGGCGTTGTGCCGGCCTGGCGCTCGGTGCTCATGGTGAACGCGAAGAACTCGCTCGGAGGGTACACAGGCGCGCAGGCCTGGGTCTTCCTCTACCGCGACGGCATCCTCTTCCGGGTGCAGGAACCAGCCGGCCGCATCGTGTCGCTGGCGAGCGTGCCAGCCGGGCCGGTCAGGTAGGCTCGGCGCCGCTTCCAGCCCGCGCCGCGCGCTCACCTTCCCAGGTGAGGCCCTCGGCCTTCAGCCAGCGGCCGAACCACTCGAGCGAGTCGCCGACGAGGTCGCCGTTGTCCTCGCGGTCGTACGGAACGAAGTCGACAGCGCTGCCGTCGCTGGCCAGCACTCGGAAGCCCTCGCCAGTCTCGACCACCTGGCCCAGGCGCTCATGCCACGCCGGCGACGCGGCGCCGAGCGGGTCGGCGTAGCTGGGCTCGAGCCAGGCCGCGCCGCCGGGGATCTCGTAGACGAAGGCGGCCGGCCGCACGACCGCGTCGGGCCGCCCGGCATCCACCAGCACCACCGCGCCGCGCCAGGCGCGCACCTTCTCTTCGATCACTTCACGCTCCTGGCCAGGATGACCTCGTTGAGCTGCCGGCCGTCGGGCCACGTGCTGTAGCCCTTCGACTTCATCCAGGCGATCGCCTCCCGCACCTCGCTCTCGCTGGATAGCACGATCTTGTCGAGGTCGTCGAACACTGACAAGCCCCCCTTAAAGATGGTCTCGTTGCTGCTGAAGTCCTTCATGCTGCGCAGGCTGTCGAGCGTCTGGCCTTGCCGGTTGGCGTCGACGTGGTCGGTGTGCGTGTTGCCGAACTGGTCCGAGTTGTAGGTGATCGCGTCCATGCGCTTCAGCACCGAGGCCCGCCAGTAGAGGCCGGAGCCCTGCGATCGCTTGCCCCGGATCCGGGTGAAGTGATAGTCGCCGCCGCCGGTCTGCAGGTCAGCAGAGACCGACGACCCGGCCAGCGGCACCCCGCGCCGGTAGCGGTCGGTGAGCGAGGAGAAGACGCCGCCGCCATCGATCACCGCCTTCACGCGCTCGAAGACCCCGGGGCCCGAGTCGGTGCCCAGCCCCTTCGGGTTGTGATAGACCACGATGTCGCGCTCGAGCGAGCGCAGGTCGGCGTCGCTGAAGTCTGGCCGGTGCTGGTAGGCGCGGCCGTGGCCGAAGGCCTGGCGCACGCCGTCGACGGTCTTCCAGCCGTCGGTCTTGTCGACCTCGATGCCGGTGGCGCGCTTCAGCACCGCCAGGCGGCGCTGCACGCCGGCCAGGCCGGTCTCGGTGATCGCCTCGAACTCGGCTTTGAACGAGCTGCGCAGGAGCTTCACCCGGGCGAAGGCGTTCAGGTAGAGGATCTGCCGGTCGACCTCGGTGGCGCGCACGCTCTTCAGCCCGATCTCGTTCATGGTGCCGAAGATGCGGCCGGTGGCATCGGCGCTGCGGCCCGGGGTGTCGATCTTCACGACCCCCTGCATGGCGAAGGCGACCTTCGAGTCGTGCGGGAAGTAGGTGACGCGGGTGCCGTCGGCGAGCTCGGCCTCGTAGCGCAGGCTGACGCCGTGCAGCACGGTCTTGCCGGTGCTCTCGGTGGCGAACGACCGATTGAAGGTGCTCGGCGCGAATTCGGCCTGGCTGGCGATCTTGCGCCACTTCACCGCCGGCGCCGCCGGCGCGCCTGGCTGCACCGCGAGCTCGTAGGCGAGCTCATCGGGGTAGGCCGAGGTGTCGAACTTCTTGGCCAGCTTCACGGCCTTGCGGCCAGCCTTGGCGTCGTCGACCATGCCCGCCAGCGTGGCGCGCCATTCGAGCAGATCGGCCGTCGCGGTGGCGAGCGGCCGCTTGTCCTTGGCCTTGAGCGCCGCGGCGACGAGCCGCTTGCCAGCCAAGTCGATGCTCGCCAGCGCCTTGTCGAGCTTCTGCACCACGGTCGCGTCTAGCGACTGGCCCTTGTCGGCCCGGAAGTTGATCGACTTGACCACCGCGAGGATCGCATCGCGCGCGCCGCCGAGCTCCACGGTCGGCGTGGTCAGTTCGCCGGCGATCGCGGCGATCTCCTCC